CCGCTTAGCCCTAGCTGCTCAACCAGTACGCCGCACAATCCTGGGCATGTTTTCCCCCAGTCCGCTTTCCCTCAGGAAACCCCAAACCGCACACTCCACTCACAAACTCCCAGTGGATGCACTGCTGGCACCTCGCCTTCCCTGTCGTCGCCACGAAAGCATCCGCATATAGCTGCTCAGCTTCCATAAGCGCTACTTCCAGATTATCACCACGCAACTCAAACTCCATTAAGCCTTGCGCAGTCTTTAAGCGCAATAACCACCCCTCATCATGGGGTATAAGCACCATTTTACCTGAGTGGTATCGAAGCGACGGCATTGGCTAAGTCTTCGAGCGTTCCATCATTAATAATGTACTGCGCAAAACCGTCCCAGCCATCTAAGCCGCCTTCAGATGCGTGAGTGCTTGTATTGCGAACACCAGGACGAAACACCTTCCACATCTTACCACCGCATTTCTGTATAAATGCAGCCTCGTTCTCAAACCTCACATCATCCACAACTACGTTCTCAAACTTACGCATCCGCACCTCCCAAACCCTCAACCACATATCAGGCGCAACACACGTCCTCCCCCACTCCGTTCCCAGGGTCTGCAACAGATGCCGAGAACTCACCCCCAGTACATCCAACACCTCCTCCTTATCCGAGTACAGCAACCGACTCACCTCTGCAGGCGCATAACCCAACTCAACAAGCAGCGGATACGCCATAAGCTTTAGCGGTTCAGCAAAAGGTACACGAACAAACCCTCTCCGCTCTAGGCCGTGGCTGACCGCAGTCTTACCACTTTGAGCAGCAGGTGAATAGAGACCGATGAGCATCGACTTAATAGGCGAGCGGTTTACTGGGCAGATAGGCTACACCTAAATGAGTAGCCCTGCCTGTAGTTTCATCCGCATTTTAAGATGTGCAGCCTGAATACGCTGCCTAATTCGCTCCCTGGATACTCCAAACATTTTAGCTATATCAGACATAGACTTAGGCGCACCGCCTCCAATACCATACCGCATTTTAATTAGATCCATATCACTATCACTAAGACAATCCATTGCAATATCAAACATCTTAGCTTTTTCGTCCCTTTCTATACGCTCTTGCTGCTCATCTGCACTAACAGTATCTGCAATAAGCTCTAGCATACTTCCCCCATTTTCAACCACTTGCTCATCTAAACTACGGTGCCACGAGTTCCTAGATAGCAAAATCTCCATCTGCTTCACGTCTATCTCCGCTACATCCGCCATCTGCTGAGTGCTAGGCGCTTTACCATGTGCCTGCATATATTCTTTCTGAAAACGCACAGCCTTATACACATTATCCAGACAATGCTGCGGCACCCTAATTAGACGCTCCTTAGTGTCTATACCCCGTGTAATTGCTTGCCTTACCCACCAATAAGCATAAGTGGAAAACTTGTACCCCTTAGTGCCATCAAACAGCTCTACAGCCCTGTGTAGTCCCAGTGCCCCTTCCTGTATAAGATCCATAAACTCCAAACCACTACCATTCAGTCTATGCACATACTTCTTAGCAATGTGCACAACAAGCCGTAAGTTGCTATTCATCAGCGTTCGCTTAGCCCTATCAGCACGCTTAATAATGCGCCGCTCAGCAGCAGTAAGTTCCGTCTTACTTAGCAACTCTGCAGCTGCCTGAATCTGGCGAGACAGTTGGATTTCCTGCTCCGTAGACAGCAGAGGGTAGCGTGAAATTTCATTGAGGTAGGCTTTGACAGAATCAGACATTGGTACGCAGAAACTTAGATAACTGTTTTTGTGGCAAAGTTGGGATCGGACTCATCCAACCCATGAGCTAAAGGATCAAATGACCCCTCTACGTTTGCATCGCCGATAGGCTCAATAACTCTGGCTGTGCGCTTAGCATCCATGTCAGCGAGACTTTGAAGCCACGACTCTAAGCTTTCACGCATAGGAAGCCCCTTAGCGATCTTTAAGAATCTTCGCATTTCTGCAGGCTCGCGTACATAAACACTAGCGCCAGAACTATACACAATAAAATACCTGCCATTCCAATCCTTACCAGTTTCAATAAACTGGTGAGCGCTCAGCCGTAGAACATCCCTCTTCATACCAGGCCCTCTACTTCAAACCACCGCTTACCCCAAATAGCAGCCATGTGCGCCAGCTGCTGTTCTGCACCGGCAAGCGAGGCCTCCCCTCCCCCATTAGCAAGATCTGACCACTCAGCTACAAGCTCAGCGGACGGAGGTGGAGGAGTAAGGGAGAGCAGGAATGCACCCCAAGTCGTGGCCATCGACACTACAGCTGCACCCGGCGCATAGTCATAATGCTGCGCCCACCAGCTACTAAAAGCCGCAGCTAATTTGCTGCGCGTAACCTTTTCTTCGTTGTCCATAAACTGTAAAGAGGCGTAAAGGGAGAAAAAGACCGCCTTGCCCAGCCTACGGAATGAACCACATCCGTTGGCCCGTAGAGGCGATCCACTTTTTATACTCCTCCCTCGCCTCATCAACGATTTCGCGCTCGATACTCTGTAGCTCTTCTTCACCAAACTCCTCAATAAGCATCTTGCGGTAGCGCTCCTTATAGATGCGTTCATACTCCACGCGCTGGTTCAGGGTGCTACCGCCCTGTAACCGGCTGTTCGCCTCTGCTGCAAACTTGAGAGCAATCCGCTTTTTAGTGTTTACCTTATGCAACCAATTAGCATCAAGCGGTATGCCACTTACCTGCTCCTTTGCCTTGGCATTCGTAACCACCCTGTTTAGGGCAATAACAATGTCACGCAATTCGTCGTGAAAAGACTGCAACTGCTCATGGTCAAGTTGATCCAGCTTGTCAAACTCAACCTCAGCCGAAAGGGCATTGCTAAAAAATGTAATCACTAGTGGATGTGTTGTTAGTTGGTGAACAGTGTATAACAGCTGCGCCCGTATGCAGTACGAGCGCAGCCCGCTTAGCGCAGCCCGCTTAGCTCAGTCCTCAGCTTTCGCAGCCTTCGGCTTACGACCGCGCTTGGGCTCAGACGAATCCGGCTTAGGTCCCGCGATCAGGTAACAGCCTGTGCCGTCAGCCTTCTTACGGACAGAAAACTTCATGTCGCTGGACCGAGCGGTCATCGTACCGGCCACCTGGCTGATGGTCGTAGGACGATACCCCGCTTCAGGATCGTGTGAATCGTAAGCCACTTCGATTGCTTCGCCGATTTGAAGCTCAGCAAGCGCATTGCGCAGAGGAGTGGTCTTGGAGCTACGGGATGCGCGTGCAGGCAGTTCCGCAGCCGAAAGGACAGAAAAGCTCATAAACAGTGCGTAGAACGCATTGAAAGCACCAGCTTACGCACACCTAAGCCCGATGTCAAGAGCCTGCCTTTCCCCGCATCAGATCTACCAACGCATAGCAGGATCCACAAACTTACGCCACGCATTGCTTTGCGCTCTGCGTGCCCCACTCCTCTGCTTAGCACAGCCCTTGCGCACCATCCGCGCAAACTCCAAGAACTCCGCAGCCCTCTGCAGATCAGCCACAGAAGCCTGCCGCATCTCATCCTGCAGCCACGCAACCATAATTTCGCGCCCCGTTCGCACCAAGCTGCGTGGCAGGTGTAGGCACAGACTAAGCGGCGCCGCCACACGCCGCCTAGCCCACCACCCCTTCGCTACTTAGCGTCTGCCCAGGTCTTACCGTATGCACCCTCAGCCAAGGCCGGAATATCACCAAGCCACTTAGCTTCCGCCTCTTCCATACACCTCTGCAATATAAGCTGCCATTCTTCCTCAAACCCTTCCCTAATTAGCAAAATTACTTCGTCATGGACAACAGCAGCCAAGCGTGCAACGTCCTCCCCAACTGCCTGCAAGTAGCCCCATAGACGAGCCAGGGCTACTTTCAATACAGCTGCTCCTGCACCTTGCACAGGTGTATTGCACCGCGTAGTCAACCTGTTCAGATCACCCGGCAGATACCTCCTCATCCCGCTAACAGGAATCCTCACCTGCGCCCACCGATCCCCTTGCGTATCATTAGCCTCCTGCGCATTGCGCATCTGCCACCTAGTAATACCTTGGTAAGTCTCCCTGAACGTATTGCGAATCTGCTCAGCCTCCTCAATATCCATAGTAATCCCCATCGCACCAGCATAATTACGCAACCCCTTAGCTCCAGATCCAAACAACAAACCAAAATTGGCACTCTTGGCCACCTGCCTACGCTGCTTCATCTCGGCAGCATCCTCAACCGGCTCCCCATAAATAGCAGCAGCCGTAATGGTATGCAGATCCTCTCCATCCTGAAACGCTTTAATCATCCGTTGATCCTTACTAACCGCAGCAGCTAAGCGAAGTTCCATTTGACCAAAGTCACAAACCACGAAGCTCCACCCTTCTGGCGCCTCAGCTGCAGCCCTAAACCCCTTGTCACGGGGCACTTGTTGAAGGTTTGGAACCCTGCAGCTCATACGACCTGTATCTGCACCCAATTGCATATATCCAGAACGAATAAACCCATCCTCTTCTTGGTGCTCCAGCAAAGCACACACCATCTGCCTCCGCTTCTCTGCCTTCTTCCAAGCCAGGTACAGCTGAATCACCGCATGGTCCGCTGCATAAGTGCGCAGGGCAGCTGTATTAACACTCGGCTTACCTGTTTTTTCCTCAACCGGCGCCGTACCCAACAATACAGTAAATTTCTTCACAAGCTGAGATGGTGAGTTGAGGTTGAACCCCGCTGGGCGCTTCGTACCAAGCCGTACAGAACCCTCCGCCTTAGCACGAAGGTTGAAGCTACCATCCTCATCCCTCGGCAACTTATCCTCCTCAGGCATCGCTGCATCAAGCTGTTCCACAAACTTGACACCCAATTCAGCAATTTGCTGCTCGTAGTCAATCTGCAATGCAACCAATTTCTCACGGTTGAAGGGGAGGCCGGTGCGCTGCATGTGCGCAATAGGCGCCAGCGCATCACACTCAATACGATAAGCAGTAAGGAGTTCGCCCTTCTTAAGCCTCTCCATAAGCAGAGGGTAAAGCTGCATAAGCACCTCCACATCCTTAGCGGCATAGGCGATCTGCTCGGCACTTAATACAGCTGCACCCCAATTTGACGCTTGCTGCTCCTTGCTTACAGCAATTTTCAGATACCGCTCTGCCACGGGAGCCAGGCCATGCCTAAGCCCCACCTCTCCATTGCTGCACAGCCTCGACGCAAGCATGGTGCAATGCACCTTGCCCTTCAGCTCAATGTCATAGACCTGCAGCCATCCCAAATCAAACGTCGCGTTGTGCGCAACCCAGGTACGCGGCCTAGCCCCGCACCACTTACGCAGCACACCAAGCCCCTCCTCATCCAGCTCCCACAAATCCAACACAACCACAGGACACCGCTCTGCAGTCATCTGCAAGAGCCGTAAGCCACCACTTACAGGCCGCAGTCCCGTCGTCTCGGTGTCAAACGCAATAATCTCCGCGTCATCCAAACACGAAAGATTCTCCAAACCAAACAAAAGGCTCATAAGTTGAGGCGCGAAAAACTTACGTAGAACGTAGCAACTTAGCCACCAAGCACTTAGCCACCAAGCACTTAGCCACCAAGCACCTAACCACCAAGCACCTAACCGCTTAGGTCGTCGGAGTGCGGGGGGTGAGGCTCGGCTTCCAATCCGAGACGCACAAGTCTCGTGATCTCCCTGCTTGCTGACCGATCATTCGACGCAGCACGTCTCCTTACCAGCTCAGCAAGCTCCTGATCCAGGTAGGCCTGGAATCTGGTCCGTTTGGCGGAGGGCACTCTTGGATCGAGTCGCTACCGCCCGATCCTAGTACCAGTTGCGAGTCGTGGCAACTCGCACTACGTTGGGAAGACTCCCGAGCGTCCCATGGTGGATTGGTCCCAGGCCGAACAGCAGCTCACCCACCTGGGCATCAGTGCTGACGAGGGTTTCGTCCTTGCCCTGTTCCCGCCCAAGCACAGCCGTGGAGCGCTGCCCTGTGAGCACATCCACGTAAGCGGCGCCCTCGACCGTGAAACCGTTGAGCGGCGCGTGGCCGCTCTGCCCGGCTACGGGTTCGGCTACATCCCCAACCACGGCGGCACCAAGGACCGCGACATTGCCTACTGCCGCGCCCTCTTCTACGAGGACGACAACCCAGACACCGACCTAAGCCACAAGCGCAGCCAGTGGGAAACCGCCGGCCTGCCCCACCCCTCCTTGCAGATGTGGACCGGCGGGAAGTCGGTCCACAACTACTGGATCCTTGAGACGCCTTGCAGCGGAATCGAGTTCCGCCAAGGCCAAAAGGCCCTCTTTGCCCACATCAAAGCCACCGTCCCTGGCGCCCAGATTGATGAGAAGCTCTGCAATCCTGCACGGGTGATGCGCCTGGCCGGCGGCACCCATCCCGAAACGGGCGAGCTGAGCCGCGTAATCAGCGCAACCGGGGAGCGCTT